TGTACCAGTATGCTTCATACAATACGTATTAATCGCATGTCGAAATGGTCGACCCATTGATACTCCATCCTTACCAGCAGCATGAAGTTTAATGAAATCTTCGAAGTTGTTGGCTAGATTGAGAATGTTATTCGCCATATAATCAGGCATTGGACGACCACCATCCCACTTCAAATATGTCTTTGCTGTCTTAGTTGATGCCATATCTTGGTGAATGCGATACTGGTAACAACGATCAATAACCACATGCTGGTTGTCACGAATGTATTTTATCAGTCGCTTCAATGCATCGATGTCATCTTTAAGACCAGGTACATAGACATGAAGGTGACCATGATTGACACAAGAAGCAGTTGGATGTTCAAACATATCTCGAATCTCGATGATACGATCGACTTGCTCTTCCCATGTAGCTGTTGGCTTGGTATTGATCTCTCCACCAACAGGAGGCTCAATACCAAGCGGATCACAAGCCAAGCCACGATATGGCTCGATCAAGTTTACAATGTCTGTTTCTGCATATTCCCAATCACCAAGATGCTCTGGGATATACTTATTGCGATCGATATCACCCCACTCGATCTCATAACCCCAAGTAAAATCTTTTGTATCATATTTCATTGCAAATCCTCATAATTAACATCCATAGTATAGCTTGAAACTTGAAAATTTACAACACTAAAAACTTCATACATATTTATTTTAACAGAAAAATAAAAGCCAGCTCTCTTCAAAATATCTGCTGTTGAAGCAAAAACAAATCCATTAGTACCATACGTATAATATAATGGTCGTTCACCATTACGATATGCAATTATTCTCTTATCATCATACAGTGCACAAACAGCCATAGATGCAGGTTCAAAATGTTGAAGAGGATTTAAATCTTCTTCCATTGCTCGCAGAACAAGCTCTGAGTCGTTAGAGGTTTCTGTTTTGAGTTTGTATTTGTCTTCCCAAGTTTCAGGTGGCTCTTGAGATATGATACCGTTGTGGACGATAGATAGCTTATCACTAGCCATAGGCTGGTTGTAACGCAAGTCAGAAGTGGAGTACCTAATATGACCAACACAATATAAATTTCCATCTTCGTTTGTCCAATCATTTAAATTTTGTTTTGCAATAAACTCGTCAGCTGGCACTGGTTCTTTGATGGTGTTCACAATACCATTTTTAACATAAGAAACACCAGTCGCATGTTTACCACGTATCATAGATTGAATGAAAAGACCACGAACTAAATCGTGATCTTTCTCTTTAACATTTTTAATGGCAATACCAAGAACACCACACATTAAAAGAATGCATCCAAACTAGAAGATATTTGCTTGGCATATGGATCTACCATATTATGCTTCTTCATATAATCATACCACTCTTGTTCTTCCCACATATTAGGAGATACACCGTTCCAAAGAGGACGATAATATTTGTGATCCTTATCTAGGTGACGTTCATAGATATATTGTTTGCGCAGATTTTCGTAATCCCATGACTTTAGCTCAACCATTTTTTCACGGAAGTAAGCAACGATTGTCATGCGGTCATTATCATCGCCAATAAGTTCATCGTTTCCGTGAATTCCTTCGTGGTTATTGACAAGCAACATATCACCAGGCTGGAGATTAATTGCAATGCGGTACTCAGGGAGAATAAACTGACCACCACGCCATCCCTTACCCTCTGGACCAGTAACCCCACAAATATTACTGAAGCCAGTAGTAAGATCACCAGCATCTCGATGGCAGGCAGTACGCCAATTATGGTTAACAGTAAGAGTAGTAAAGACAGTGCCATCAATGCGGAATCTTGGGTCAAGCTTGTTTGCTTCTGCATTTTGCGCCTTCCATCTGTTAGGAATCAGTTCACGAAACTGAGAGTTAAGCTTATGTAGATAAGGATATGAAAGAGCAAATTTCTCGTTATTTTTCTCAGTGTATGATGTTTCGCGACCAAACGGAATGCGAGGATACCGATCAAAATATCCAGCGATACCAGACATAACTGATTGAGCATAGTTAGTGTCAGAAATGTACTTTTTAGTTATAAACATAGCATCATGAATTTGTTGTTCGCGAGGCATTTTTTCAGCAGCAGCTAACCACTTATCAAACCATCCATGATACTCAGGATAAAGCTTAGTTACCTCCGAACGAAGCCAAACTTGACCTCGTGTTTCTTCTTTAGATTCATTTTTATGTTTTTCTTTAATTGATTTAATTGTTCGACGTTCGTTATGTTCTACAAAAGGATTAGTAGAACGACAAAAATATTCTAAAATTTCTAACTGATAAGCTGTAACCCAATCGCGATTACCACGATTTTCTTGTCCAAGCTGTTCACCTCTTGGACCAGCAGCAAGTCCACGATTTTGTGATTCAGTTGCAGCTTCTCGAAGACCAGCATATGCTGCATCTTGCTCTTCTTTAGTGAAGACATTTTTACGATACTTGAAGATGATATTCTCTTCGTTCAAAAGACCATCGAGAGATTCTGCGTATAGATCACAATCAGATTCTATTACTCGATTGTAATAGTCTTTACCGATGAACGTACCAAGAGTTTCATCTGAATCTATCTTTTTTCTTACGATAACTTCAACCATAATATTCCTTACAAAGTAATAGAGTCAATAATATGTCTAAGATTAGTTTTTTCTAATACACCCTTAATATCAGGAGCAGTCCATCCTTCTGGCTTCTGTACCTTACCATCAGCACGACGAATCACCTTGCCATCGACCAGCTTTGCCATATTGCTTCGATGGACCTCAGCAAAAACGTCATCCAAAGGAATGCCGTAAGAAACGGCAGTGCCACAAGCAATATAGATAAGGTCAGCAAGGGCGTCAGCAACTTTAACAAGATCATTGGCGAATTCTGCATCAGTAAGTTCATCAAATTCTTCAGTTATAAGCTTCCTACGAAGAATACGCTCTTCTCTATCAGGGAATTCTGGTTTCTCACCAATACGCTGACCGAATGCCTGATGAAAATTTTGTACGTCTGTATAAAAACTCATTGCTTCATCCCCATCAAACAAATTGCATTACCTTGACTTGTAGGGATAAACGTACCACCAGCAGTAGTGCACTTATCCATCGATGCATAATATTTTTGATTGGTGTCTTGAACACCAAAATAAACTGCAAAAATTAAGCTTACAGAAACAATTACTGCAGCAGTCCAACCAATAAACCAATCCCATTCAAATTTGGCCATATCATACCTGCTCATTTATCCACCTCGGAGGTTGCCTGTTAGTCCACTTATGAAGATTTAACTTTCCTATTCTATAATAGTTTCGATAATTTGTCAAGGGGTCATCTGAAATAATATATTCTGGCGTCATACAAGAAGGCATAGGTGTCCAATCCCAGTCTTTAAGATTCTTGGGAGGAGACTGCAGCATGTACGATATTTCACCATAGCATTTATGGGTCTTGCCGTAACGATGAGTATACTCGCGCATCAATGCAAACATATGATCGACAAGCCAATCGTAATTTTGTACAGAAGTGCGACACCAAACAGCTGAGGGATGATTGATATGTGTTGCTATATATATCACACCTTCGCGAGCATCTGGGAGAACCCAACGTTTGGCTTTCCTACCAGTTTGTGATTTACCTTCTATTTCTACACCATCAAGAACTCGATGTGCAGTCGAGAGCAACTGAGCACTCTCGAGAATCATTTTAACAACGTGTTTATCGACTAAAGCTTCTGCTGCATCCATAGGATTTTCGTCAACGTAGAAGATGTTCATAATATTCTCCAAGAGGATTAACGTTGATCGTGGAAAAATCTTCTCGTTTCCACTTCTTCATTGCAATTTCTCTATGATACCTTGAAGCTCGATTAAAGTAAAGCATTCCTTCAAGATGATCTAATTCATGTTGAAATACTCTAGCAGACATACCTGTAAACATTTCTGTTCTAGTATCTCCATTTGGAGTAGTAAAACGAACACGAATATGTCTATGCCTTTTTACTTTAACAACCAAACCTGGAAAAGTTAAACAACCTTCTTCTAATAAAATTTCTTCTTCGGAAGGCTGTACAATTTTAGGATTGAAACAAACAAAATTTTGAGGAGCTCCACGCATAGCAAAAATACGATATGGAACTCCTACCTGATTCGCAGCCAAACCAATACCATTTTTTTCATACATAAACTTAATAAGTTCTTTAGAAAATTCAATCGGGTCGAACGGTGGTTCCTGAAAGTTGAACTGTTGACACGGAGTCGTCAGTATCGGATCGTTGCTCTTCACTAGTTCCATTTTTCTTTTCCTTTAGGCTATACGTGCCATCTTCATTATCAATCCAAAATAATTCAGTTCCCTCTATCCAACCCATCTGAGACAATATATCTGTTGGTATTGGCATAATAAGTTCGCCTGACTCAGGATCTTGTTCTAAAGTAACTATCATTATGCGACCTTACTGAAGTTTTTATGTTTCTCAAATTTGATTACGTTAGTAAATTTATCATAGAGCTGATCTGTCTTATGACTTATTATGAACGTATTCGTGTCAGAAGTCAAGTTATTTAGTATCTTAAAAAACTCTTCTGTACCATTAGAGTCTAGAGAAGAATCAAATACTTCATCCATAATAAGCAGGTTAGTAGAGATAGAATTACGCAACTTAGCCACAGTGCGCCATGTAAACAACACAGCAAGATTAATTCGCATCTTTTCTCCCTCAGAAAATGAGGCGTAAGAGAACTCGTCTCTGTTGCGCGACTTGATTGTCTCATTAAATTCTTCATCCAATTCAAATTGAACAAAAAAATCCATAGCGCTAAGATACTTGCTAATAAATTTATTGATAACTGGGACATATTGTTTGATAATCTTTGCTTTGATCCCACCATCTTTCAATAGCATAGCAGCTGCTGTATAAATTTGTTTTTGATCCATTGCATCATTATATCGAATAGCAACTGCGTTCAATTCAGTTTCTAACTCAGTCATCTTGTCTTCTTCATCAGCTTCATGATAAGCATTGATGTTGTTAATTTCTTTTTCTAACTGATCGCGATACTTCATTAGTGAATCAATATTCGAACGAAGTTTTACGTTTTGTATTTGCAACGTTTGGACGTCGGCATGAACTTCTATTACTTCATTCAAACGAGCGTTCGTTTCATCATATTGCTTTACAAGATCTACTAAAGCAACATCAATACTTTCAATTTCATTGTTTTTAGAAGACAATGTTCGTTCGCGAAACTCAAAACTAATAGATTGAGTACATGTAGGGCAGTTCTCGTGCTTCTTAAAGAATTTAATGTCGTTATCGAGTAGTGCTCGTTTTGCTTCAATCTTATGCCTAAGCTGAGACAACTGATTGATACGTTTACCTATCTTAGGTTCGTCTTCAATACTTTCTTTTAGCTTTTCTATCTGCATCAAAATATCCCAACTTTTATCGTTAAGATCTTTAATTTTTACCATAGTATCATCAATAATATTAATTTTTTCTG